TGCAACTTCACATATGCTTTCATCTTCTCGCTAATGTCTTTTTTGAGTTCTATCACTCTTATAATGACATCTTCATTTCTATCACTGTGACTACTGTCAACTTTGCAGTCACTTAGCACACTTGTCACTTTTTTTGACATTGCATCAAGTCTTTCGCACTCAAGTCGCTTTGCTTCAATAAGTCTTTCAAGATTTATCAGTTGACTTAGATATTCTTTAGCCGTCACCTTATCGCCCCCTTCAGCGGTCTTCTGTCGGACAGAAGCTTTATCATCTTTGTATCTGTCAGCTGATCTGCAGTCTCCACACTTTTAAATATCTTCTCTACCATTGGATTACCAGCTTCTGCAAATGCAGAGTTTAGCAAGTTGTACTGTTCTGGAATCAAGTATACTGATATGTTTTTATATATAAGTGGTATATATGTATTTCCGGCTATCGTGACAGCACTATACATTCTATAGTCTGCTGCTCTTCCTGTAATTTTTGACTTGTAGATATTTTTTACAGCGTCGGCCTGTATTTTTCCAAAATCTATCATTTTTTCAATCTCTCCTTTACTTCTTGTATTCTGGCTTTTAAGCTGTCAAGCAAGGCTTGCTGTGTATCACTCTTGCCCTCAAGCGCTTTGGCCACATCCTCATCACGCTTGCCTTTTACAAGTAGCTGATGAACTATAACCTTTTGCTTTTGTCCTTGCCTGTGAAGTCTTTTAAGTGCCTGCTGGTAGAGTTCCAAAGACCAGTTAAGACCAAACCATATCATGTGATTGCCCCCGTCTTGTAGATTAAGCCCATAGGCTGCACTCGCGGGGTGTGCAAGTAGTAACTCTATTTTGCCGTCATTCCAGTCTTTCTGGTCCTGTACGGTCTTCAGCTCTCTGCACTGTGGGAACTCTTTCATGATTCGTTCTTTGTCGTGCTGGAAGCTGTAGAACAATAAAATATTATGGCCTTTCAGGGATTCTATAATCTCTTTCAGTGCGTCCATCTTACAGTCGTGTATGTGATGAACCCCTCTGCCTTCGTCATAAACTGCACCATTACAAAGCTGTAAAAGCTTATTTGAAAGTGCAGCGCCATTTGTAGCAGATATTTCCCCGTCAAGGATTTGTAAAATATACTCTGTTTCAAATTCTCTGTAAGCTTTATCGGCCTTAGCATCTAAAACTACATACACCGGATTTACAACAAGGTCAGGAAGCTCTAAATAGTCACTCGCTTGCATTGATATGCAAAGGTCTGATAACTCTTTAGATATAAGCTCTTTGGCTCCGTCTTTAGGGGTATAATTCTGTCTCCCTGATGCGTCTGCTGTATAGCTATCAAAATATCTATTACGGTATTGAGTAATAGTCTTATAAAGCCTTTGTCCCTTATCAAGCAAATACACTTGCGCCCATAGATCCATTAAGCCATTAGGTGCCGGAGTTCCTGTAAGCCCTATAATTCTATCTATCCTTGGCCTTATAGCTTTTAAATCCTTAAATCTCTTTGCTTCTCTGCTCTTAAAACTTGATAGCTCATCTATAACCACCGTATCAAAAGGCCAATCGTTTTTGTAATAATCCACAAGCCATGATACATTTTCACGATTTATAACATAGATGTCCGCAGGCGTGCAAAGTGCTCTAATCCTCTTTGCACTACTGCCAAGGCAGGTGCTTATTCTTAAATGCTTTAAGTGGTCCCATTTATCGGCCTCAAGTGCCCAAGTTCCCTCTGCAACCTTTTTCGGTGCTATGACTAAGGCTTTTGAAATCTCAAAACGGTTATAAAGCAAATCATTAAGTGCGGTCAGAGTTATCACAGTTTTCCCTAATCCCATATCGAGAAATAGCCCGATTTCTTTTTGTGATATTATCCTTTCAATGCAGTACCTTTGGTAGTTATGTGCTTTGTATATCATTTAAAAATTTGCCTACTCCTTCCTTGCTATCAATTACAGACACACTGCATCCTAAGTCCCTGAGCCTGCCTATCTGTCTATTCTGTAAATGGCTTGTTTTCCCTCCAGGCCTTTTAAGCTCCACAAAATAAATTCTGTTATCCGGCATTACTATAAGTCTGTCAGGTACTCCTGCATTGCCTGGAGATGTAAACTTGAAGGCTATGCCCCCTAGTCTTTTCACCCCAAGTCTTAAATACTCTTCAATCTCTCGTTCTCTCATTTTCCTCCTTTGGGGCAACTTTGACGCATTTCCCTATACATATATATATTAGGCGTATATTAGGGGCGTATATATGGTATATAGTGTCTATTTTATATAGTTATATATAGAAAGTTGCGGTTGCCCTTACTGTATAAACCCTGATAAATCAAGGCTTTAAGAGGCAACTTAGGGGCAACTTTCTAAGGGTGAAAGTTGCCCCCGGAAAATTTTAGAAAGTTGCCCCTAAGCCACGAAGTTGCCCCTGAAAGTTGCCCCTAGACCTCGCATAATTTAAAGCCTTTTTGATCCCCGTGGCATCCGAATTTGATCGCTGATTTACAGCGCTTAAAATCTTTTAGGGCTTCTAAAATTCCGTTTATCTCCACAGTGTCCTGTCGCCTTGCAGTACTTGCATCTTTTCCGAAGCACTCTGTCCAGATCTCCGCGGCACATATTCTATCCCTCTTTACAGTATTGCCTTTATATGTTTTGTACTCAAAAGACCAGTACGCTCTTCTTTGCTCCAAGCTGTATTTGTTCCAGTTTTCCGGTACTTCTTTCTCTACGAACTCCCTAACCATTCCTGTTTTAATGGAAACCTCTCTATGCTCTTCCTGCACAAGTCTTGCCATAGCCTCTATATCTTTTGGCAGGTGTAATTTCTCGCCTAGCTGCCAGTAAAAGTATGCTTCCGCCCATATTTGGTCTCTCTCTTTTGGAAGGTCGTTAAAAACAGATTTTGTGGTTTTAAGTAGGTCAGCATCCACGGGCCAAAACCTACGGTTCCCTGTCGGGTCTCTTAAATACTCACTAACATTTGTAGTTCCAAAGAATACGCACTTTCTGGGAAACCGCGCTGTTCTTCTTCCATACGCTTCTCTGTATATATCGTCAGTCTTTGAAAGAAACTGCTTTACCGTGTTAGTCTCTGACTTAGACATACCGCTAAGCTCTCCGACTTCTATGATCCATCTGCCCTGAATAAGCTCCGCTGCCTCTTTTCCCTCAAAGGTCATAAGGCTGTCTGAAAACCACTCACCTCCTAAAATAGCAAAAAATGTACTTTTACCTATGCCCTGTGCCCCTGAGATAATAACCATATTGTCAAACTTGGCTCCCGGCTGCATTACCCTCATAACTGCTGCGACAAAAGATTTCTTTGTTACAGCCTTTACATATAAACTGTTTTCAGCACCGAAATAGTCTATAAATAGATTCTCAAGTCTTTGTATGCCATCCCAGCTAAGTCCTGTTAAATAGTCTTTAACACTGTTAAAAGCGTGCTTGTGGGCACACAAAGTGGTTGCATCGTATATCTTATCCTTACCCGTGATTCCGTACACGCTTTCAAGGTACCACCTAAGACCTGCGTCATCTGTATCATCCCATTGCCTTTTTTCATCTCCTGCATTCCAGGGCAAGGCTCCCAACGCAACACCTCTGCAGGCAAAATCATCGAGAGCTATTTTATTCTTTAATAACGGATCATTATCAAGAATCAGACTTATATTGCCTATTGTCTTTTCCACAGCTCCGTTTCCGTTTATTTTAAGCCCTGCCATCCAGCCGCTGCTGTCATCTGCTATGCCGGTTTTAAACTCCCCGCTTGCCTCTTTATATCTCTCTTTAGTTAAAAGTACAGATACTTCTTTTATACTTTTTACAAGCTCTGCCATGGCCAAATAAGAAGGTAATTTATTTGTCGGCGTATCTGGCTTCACATCTACATCCAAGTCACTGAACTTATGAAGTCTTACAAGATCCCAGGCATTGCACAGTCTTCCGCTTGCGGGGTCCGTAGCATGATGCGAATATAACCACAGCCCGTTGTATACGATAGCACCTCCTGAGGTTGAGCCGCCCGAGTAAGTATATCTGTTTTCATGCTCTGTGCTTAAGTATACCCCAGGGATAAGTTCATCCATAGCTCTGTAAATGTCGTAAGTTCTACAAAATGCTCCTATTATACCGCTCTTCTCCCTAGGGTCCTGCTGTTTATTCGCAAGGTGTGTGTACTTTTGAGCCTCGTTCGGTACAAGCGACCATTCTAAGTGATTATGCCAGTCGTTGTACATAGCCAGCACGCCCTTGGGATCTAAAAAACCACCATCAAGAACTTTAAAAACATATACGCTGTCACTACTGCAACTCGGGTTATACATAAGTCTTGAGGCTTGGAATGTTGTCGGGTCCGCCCACTCTATCCCTATAAGCTTTGCAACTTTTCTTGCTATCGGCTCATACTCTTCGGCTGTTACAGTGTTTGCAAGCGGAATAATTACTCTGAGTCTCGGTCTTGCAAGCTCGTGTTTTCTAGTGCTGTGTACTAAAAGAGCACAACCAAGCAGAGTTATTCTCTTTAAAACTTCATCAGTCATTCCGCTCGGAATGTTATCGAGGTCGAGCGTAACTAAATCACGACCTTCTACGCTTCTTGCACCCCTTCGGCCGTTTATGAGAGAGCCTCCCACATAGCCCCCCACATCCTTAAGTTCATCCTGCTTCGACTTTGGAAGGCTTAGAAAGTGTTCCAGTGTCTCAGGCGACCTTACAGGAGTCTCTAATTTTTTTATGAATTCCGACCACCAAATTGTCTGCCTCTGCCACTTAGCAGAAAATCGACTGGCGGCAATGGAAATAGTCAGCTTTTTATCCGTCATAATTTAGTCCTTTTTATAAAACATTGATTCAAAACCGTCTCCGCGGAGTATTAACCCTTGAGCCCATGGCACAGGCTCCGCCATTATGTCTGTCAGCTCCCTAAGTTCTCTATTCATCGGGCTGTCAATTACCATTTCATCATGTATATGCATTACTACCTTAAATCCCTTCGCCGCAGTCTTTTTCATACTTAACGCCAAACAGTCTCTTGCTATTGCTTGAACTATATTCTCGACTATCTTTCCGCCGTAGGTGCCTATCTCTCCCCATTTCTTAGTGCCTTGTTCTACGCCCATATAAAACATTTGTTCTTTGCCTTTTTCATTGGTCTTAAGCGTAGGACTTACATAAAATAGCTCTCTACCAGAAGGCAGCGTAATGATCATAAAATTATCTGCTTTTCTGAAAGTACAGCCGTTTACATTTTGTGCTGTGCCTGTACGAATTGCTGTAAGAACTGCACTCTCGCATCTATACCAGAGCTCAACTATTCTTTTGTTTGAGGCTCTCCATCTTGCGACAATATCAAACAGTTCGTCATCGCTAAGCCCCATTTTATCAGCACCCATGGCCTTTAAGGCCCCGACATGTCCCTGATACCCCAAAGCAAGCTCCGCAATCTTTCCTTTTTGTCTGAGCTCATATTCCGGATTACCTTTTTTAATTCTATCTATCGGCACCCCGAACATGGCAGAAGCGGAAGCTTCATAAATTTTACCGTGCGTGGCAAATACTTCTTGCCTCCACCTCTCTCCTGATAGCCAAGCAATCACTCTTGCTTCAATAGCGGAGAAGTCTGCAACAATAAACTTATTGCCCTTCGCCGGTACAAAAGTAGTTCTTATAAGTTGAGATAAAGTGTCAGGAACATTCCCGAATATCATTTTTAAGCTGCCCAAGTCCTTTGCTTTTACAAGGTCTCTTGCAAGCTCTATCATGCCCATGTGGTTTCTTGGAAGGTTCTGCACTTGTACAAGTCTGCCCGCCCACCTTCCTGTTCGGTTTCCGCCATAAAACTGTAAAAGTCCTCTTATTCTTCCGTCATCGCAAAGGGCGTTTTTCATGGCATCATACTTCTTTACTGAAGTCTTTGAAAGTTCCTGCCTTATCTCAAGCATCCTTACAGCTGTGCCGTTGCTAAGGTCTTTTATCATGCCTGAGACTGTTTCTTTCCTGAGATTGTCCACTTCTTCGCCTGTCTCTTCCTCAAGCCATTTAGATAACTGTTGTACTGACTTAGGATTGCTTAATCCTGTAATCTCTTTAGCTTCTTCCATAAGGCTCTCTGTGACAGCCTGGGAGCAATATAAAGCCCCCTCAATGAGTTTTTCATCTACTGCTACACCTGTGTTATTTATCATCAAATCCAGTCGCCACAGTTCCATCTCGTCAGCAGGCACTGAGTATTTGTCTAAAATGTTTTTTATAGACATCTCTGTTACCACATCCTGCTTGCAATATTCCTTGAATAATTTCCATTTTTCAGGCTCATGTTGCGGTAGTATTCTTACTCTAGGATCCGTTTTTGTCGGCTTACGGGGTACACAGAATTTTCTTATAAGACTTAAGCCTACACCCATTTTTCTTTTGTCTTGTGGAAGTCCTATAGCTTCGCCTACAGAAGATAATCCTGCAGGATAACCTAAGTACAGTCCGTGATGCATTGTGCACGCCCAGCCTTCTAATGGCAGTTCGTGACCGTAATATTTTGATAAGCAAAGCCACTCAAAAGTTGCATTGTATGCACATTTTTCTATGCTTTGCGAGATTATCAGGCTGTAAAGTAAATCCATACCAGACCTAAAGTCAGGCTCTGTAAAATCAAGTATCTGCACAGGCCCTCCGTCTAAGCTATACGCCGCAAGCATTATTTCAAAATCAGGAGAGCGTACATATGCGTACGCTCCCGCTTTTTTAATATCTACACTGCTATAGGTTTCTAAGTCTATTGACAACCTAATCATAGACCCATAACTCCGCCCTGCACTACGGGTTGCCCGGTTATAGGGTCAATTTGTGGCTGTACTTGCTGTGTATAT